TTAAATAGATATATTTTATTTTAAATAGATATATTTTATTTTAAATAGATATATTTTATTTTAAATAGATATATTTTATTTTAAATAGATATATTTTATTTTAAATAGATATATTTTTTTAATTTATATATATATATATATTAATATGGATACAATAAATAATTCATCTCATATATTCTACATTATTTTTATTATGTTATGTTCAATATTAATTATTAATATAGTAGAAAGAAAATTTGTAGAGGATTTAATAAGTAAAAAAAAAAATATTAATCCAATATTTTATGAAAAAATTTTACAAAATTTAAAAATAGGTAAAATAATTTTATATATTGGATTATTCACTATATTTGTAATATTGATTAATCCAATAAAATTATTATCAATAATGAATCCTAATATATTTTCTATTTATAGTGATCAATATCAATATATAATAGAATATATTAATAAAATTAAATTTTGTAAGACACCTAACATAAAATATTTAAAAACTAAACCTCCAGAAATATTATATTTAGATAAATCTATAAATGAATTTGTATTAAACACTAGTGATGATTATGTTTTTGATAGAATTTTAAGTGATTTTAATTATGATAAAGAAAAATTATGTAATTTAACAAAATCTATTGAATTAGAAAATGCTTTAAAAAAAAGAACTGTTAAAAAATTTGAAGAATACTATATAGAAATTCTAAATAAAATTGAAGAAAATAAAAAACAAGAGTCAGCAGTGACAAAAGACGCGCCAATGAATGGGGGAGCAGATGAAGGAGAAGATGCAAAAGAAGGAGAAGATGCAGATGAAGGAGAAGATGCAAAAGAAGGAGAAGATGCAAAAGAAGGAGAAGATGCAAAAGAAGCAGAAGGAGCAAAAAAAGGAGTAGAAGAAGCAAAAGTAGAAGAAGGAGCAAAAGGAGCAAAAGAAGCAAAAGGAAAAGATCCAGAAGATCCAAAAATAAAAGAGTTAAGAACGGAATTAGAGGAAAATGGTATATTAAAACCTTGTGATGTAGATAGTTCAAAAGAAATGTCTAAGAATGAAAAAGACTTATTAGAAACAATTGTTGTAAAACCAAATTCTGACCCCGCAAATGAAGTAGTTTTATTAGATGATTCACAATATGGTAAATTTTCTTCATTTAATAAAGTTATAAAAAATGTAGCATTAAATAAAATAACAAATTATAATTATAATCCTAAATATCATATTGTATTTGTATTATTTTTCAATTATTTATTGGAATTAATATTTGATGCAGTGCAAATTCTACAGACTAGACCAAAAAATGATGATATTGAAATAATTATACCAAATAGATCTGAACCAATTACTATAAGTACAATTATATATAATATAATAATATTAGTATGTATATTACAATTATTAAATAATAAAGTTTGGTTAGCTGATAGTGGATTAATTAATTCAGATACAAATAAATTTATACCATTATTACTATTTACTATTAATACTGTATCTAAATTTATATTTAAAGCTAATAAATATGTAACATATGATTATTTCTTAACATTAAAAATAACATCTATATTATGTAATTTCTTTATGATAGGAATAATAGGAACATCATTATATAATATTAATAATAATAAGGATGATGAAGGTTACTCTGATTTTATATATTGTAATTTTTTCTATAAATATATTTCTGAAAAATTTGCCGTTCAACAAATAATTAATATTTTTTATCTATATCCATCATTACTACAAATGATTCCATTATCTTATATTATACATAGTTTAAATGATAAATATTATATTAAGAATAGAGATTCTAATTATTATATTAATAGTTTTGATCCTAGTATATGGATTGCGGGCATCTTGGAATTTATTATATTTGCTATAATATATCCTCAATTTCGTGATATAGATGTCGAAAAATCTAAATTTTTTGAATTCAAAAATTATGAATTTTTACAATTATGTAAAAGTGTATTGGTCAAATTCAATGAGAAAAATGAGGAGTGGAAACATGATGGAAAATTTCAAGTTATTAATATAACTAGTAAAAATATTCATTTGATTGGATTTAATACATTTTTGACTAGTATATTAATTTCTCTAATATTTTATCCTATTTTACATATGATAAATAATGGTTTTAATGCAACAAATGGACTTTTACTATTTGCACATATATTTTTCTGTGGTATTTTTTCAACACCTAATGATCCTATAAAAGCGCTCGGTATTGGTGTGAATAATATAGTATGTGCTGTACTGTGGGCGGTGTTTTTAATCTTAGCATTTACAGTTCCCAACCCGGAAGATAGTACAAAAAACACAGTAGAATTTTATAAACAAATGTTTGATACATATGGAGCATATATGGTTTATTCAGTAGGGGGGTTGACATTAATACAAATGGGATATATCAGTATGTATGAAGAAAATATAAGAATCATAATATTCCATTTATTTATAATATGTGTAACAGGTTTTTTATATATGCACTTTTTATATAAAAAAAATAACGATATGAAGCAACTTACAATTGCCGGTGGTATATCAGTATTATTAATTTTCGAGTTATTTGTTCATAGACTTTCTTGGAATAAGGATAGATATAACACGCAGATTGCATCAGATAATGCGAAGGTGACGGGTGACAATTGGTTCTCCTTTGGCTCGGGGCAAACAGGAGGAGAATTAATAAATAATCAAGAAAATAAGCTATCTGATACAATAATTAAAGTAGTAATAATAGGAGCAATGGCATATATAGCATATAGAATTTATAAAAATTATACTGATAAGAAAAATAAGAAAAACAAGAAAAACATAAAAGGTGGAAATATAAAAACAGAAAATTTAAATGAAAAAATAGAAGGTGTAGAAATAAGTCCAACAGATGTAATAGATAAACAAATATTACAACTAGGTATATTTATAATTATATTATTAATATTATATGGTAATAATTTATTAAATACAGATGATTTAAAAACATTTATTGATGAAGGTTTATTAAATCCTACAAATCTTAATGTATTACGATTAATGTTTTTCCCATTTATAATTATTGCTATAATTATTGTAATAGGTGGACAAAAATTATTCAGATCAATATTACTTAGACAAATAGAACAAGAATCTATAGGAAATTTAACTATTAAAAAGGATATTAAAAATAAATACAAGGATCCATTAAAAGATAAAGATGTAATGGGTAAGACTGGTTTTAGAGTTTTCAAATATGCATCATTTATAGCAATAATAGGATGGTATGTATGGTTAGTATATAATGCTAGAATTTCATTATCCTCTACACTAATAATAAACATAATAATAATAGGTATTTATATATTCTTAATACAACAAGCAATTTATATATTTTATAAAATTTATATGAATGAAAATGTTAATAAAATTACTGAAGAGGTTGACAAACTCATGGAAATCAAAAATACTGTTAAATTCAAGAAAGGTAAAATAAATCCAAAAGCTATTGAAGAGATTATTGAAATAGATACAGATAAACTTAAGATTGAATATGAGCAATTTATTAATGAAATATATACAAATATATATGATATGTTAAGTATTAATAATATATTTATTACTAGTGCTATAGAGTTTTATATTAAGACAAAATTAATTAAACATAAGAAATTAGAAGATGAATTCCATTTATCTGTTACAAATCAAGAAAATAATGTTAAAGAAGAAACAATAAATAAATTAGATATTAATGGAAAATGGACAAATGAAAAAGACGATAATAACATATTAGTATATGTATATGGAAGTGTAGCAATTGTATTATATTTAAATAAGACTTCGTATCAAAATATGAAAATGCCAAATATTGTCAATAAGGGAACTATGTATGAATTTATTGAAAATAATGAATTATTATTTACTTATGTAAATGAAAAAATAGTAATTGATAATGTAAATTATACTAAATTATCTAATGAATTCTCTACTGATAATATTATTAAGAAAACATTAAGTGAAAATGATGTATTTAAGAATCTTAACTATATGATTTCAATTGACAAAGATTCTAAATATATTGGTAAATATAACTTAGTAGAAGATTTAACTAAATATAACTTATATAAGAATAACGGTGATCCATTAAAATCTAAAATAGAAGAAATAATATTAAATAAGGTACTATTAATTAAAGCAATTCGTGATGGTAAATATAAAGAAGCTAATATATATAGTAAGAAATTAAATGTATTAGAAACTAAATTTAGAAAAAAACAACGATTTAATCGTTTTGATACTAATCGTGATGGTGTAATTGATAGTAATGAAATAGAAAATTATGTAAATAAAAATCATAAATTATCTACTCCCGGAAATGTAAAAATTAAATCGGCTATTTTCGATGGAACTCACATAATTATTACATTTGATAAAGAAATAACAAATAGTATTAGTAATGGAGTACCTATAATTACTTTTAACCCAACGAGTATAACTATCTCTAATCTTCTTAATAAATTTCAATTATACATTAATAATAAGACTACTGCTGAAACTAGCCCTTGGAATATTAATATAGATGGTACTGATAATAAAATGATTGATGAAAAAACCTTAAAATTAAAAATTAATACTACTTCTACATTAGATAACATACATTCAAGTAATAATATTAAAATTAAAATTACAGACACCTTAACCATAGATAATGCGGCGAGGTCTTCTAAACCAGAAATTAAACTAACATTAAAGAAAACACAAGTTAAGGTAATAAAAACAATAAATAATTTTGAAGAATTTGATGCTAGTATATTTGGAACATAAAAAACCTTTTTAGAAAAAAGGTTAGTCCAAAAAACAAAAAACCTTTTAGAAAAAGATTAATCCAAAAAACAAAAATAAAAAAAACAAAAAAATATAGTTAAATTTAATAATATTTATTTTTTTTTACTTTGCTGATTCAGTATAAGGCAGACAATAAATACTTTCATTTTCGGTAATAACAAGAAGATATGTACTCATTGCGATTTTTTCTTTGATATAAGTAGTATCCCAAAGACTTTCTGAATGATAACCATAACCAGCAACATATTCTAGTGCATTATTATCAATATGAATAATCCAATTATATAGGGTAATAATTTCGGTATTTTCATTAAATTTATGAGTAAGATGTTTATGTTCTTTTTGAAGTTTCCATAATTCAGTAGTAGCATTTTGTTTCTCAGTTAAAAGAGATTTAAAATTTCTCTTCATACTACTAATTTTCTTATTTAGAATACCATTTGTAAATTCTAGATCACCATTTTTCTTAAGTAAATTAGAAATGGTTTTTCTAAATTTTTCATTCTCATTTTCTAATTCTGAAATATCATTCTTAAGTGGATCAGTAATATGTTCTTCAAATGCTGTAGTTCGTCTTTGTTTTTTTTCAAAATCTTGAATTTCATCAAGACTCATTGATAGTTTTTGTTGAGTAGAGAGCGAAGTCATTATGTGGGTAATTATATATAAAAAAAAAATCAATTTTAAATATTTTATTTATATTTATATATAAGATTATTTCTAACAAGTTATTTTTGGATTAACCTTTTTTTGAAAAAGGTTGTTTTTGGATTAACCTTTTTTTGAAAAAGGTTCTACATATACCAATGTTTAATAGAATCATCCATGTCTTCATCAGTTTTAGTTTTATCTTTAATAAATACATCAATAATATCGTTTGTAATTATTTTTTTTTCTAATACATCTTTTTCTAGATCAAAACTATATTTTATAGAATCATCATTTTTAGTTAAATTTAATAAATTGAATTTTGAGAAAATATTATATAAATGTTTTTTTAATGTACGAACACCTCCTTCATCACCGGTATATGTTTCAATAATATATTTAATATTATCATCTTCTATTTTATAAGTATCTTTTTTAATTTTTAATTGTTCATATATTTCACGCAATAAATATTTTTGAGCTATATGAATTTTATCATCTAGTTCGAAAGCATCTGTTTTAATACAAATTAAACGATCTAATAAAATAGGATTAATCTTAGTAATATCATTATATGAAAAGATAAATAATGATTTTGATAAATCAAATTCAACACCATTAAAATATTTATCCGCATATTGATTGTTTTGTGATGAATCAGTTAAATGAATTAAACTATTAATAATTTCTTCTCCCTTAGGAGTTTCACTAACCTTATCTAATTCATCAAAATAAAATACCGGATTCATACACTTACATTCCATTAATACATCTACTATTTTTCCCCACATTGAACCTTCATATGTATAATTATGACCTTCTAAAAATGAAGAATCACTGCAACCACCTAAAGTTATAAAAGCAAATGGACGCCCAATAGCTTTAGCAATACCATTTTTAACTAAAGTTGTTTTACCATTACCCATTACACCTTGAATTCCTATACAATTACCAATACAATTAGGATTAGTAATCCATTGAGCTATAATTTGAATAACTTGTTCTTTTGTCTTAGTATGACCATATACCGCCGTATCTAATGTTTTTTTTACATCAATTAAATATGTACCAATTTCTTCTTCACTACTTGAAGCTACATCTATAGGTAGTTTCTTAAATTTTTTAAAAGGTACTTTTAATAAACTATTTATCCAATTAGAATATTTAGTAATTTCGCTACCACCCATTAATTTATTTGAAAATAAATCCTCTATTTTATTTATAATCATTGATTTGTTATATACTGGTAGATTAGACTGCAATACTCTAAATCGTAATGGTGTTTTAATATTATTAATATTTGAAATTTTAACTTCTAATTTATCTATTTTCTCTTTTTTCTGTTCGGATAATGTATCATAATATGCCATTTCATCCTTATCATACTTTGGTAATTGTTTCTTATTATTTTTAAGTTTATCAAAAATACCCCTTAATGTAGCTTTTTCATTTTTACTTTCAGATAAATAAATTTCTTGTTCAAATTTATCTAAAGCACTATTAATAATATCTAAGGCATTTGATGGTGGACCAGTAGCTGTAATTATAATTTCATGTTCACCATCTTTATCTGAATTATATTTCTTATATAAATCATCAAAATTTAAATAATCATTCTTTTTATCAAATGAATTTCTTCTATTTATAGTTTTATCAAATAAATTACTATATTTTTTATAATAATCATCATTTTTTTCGAAAACACTATTTCTATTTTTATCAAATGAATTACTTCTACTTCTATTTCTACTATATAAATTTTCTCTATGAGAATTTGGATATCTTTCTTCTAAGCTATATGGTTGAATATGTGGATATCTACTTGAAATAGGAGGTTGCTCTCTTGGAGTATATCTACTTGAAATAGGAGGTTGCTCTCTTGGAGTATATCTATTTAATAATGGTGATTGATAATTATGTGGCATCCTAGTAGTTAATGGGGGTTGATAACGATCTGATAAATATCCCGATGGGGGAGCTGGAGGATATCTTTCAGTCATAAATCCATTTTTTGAATACTCAGGTCTATTATATATATTTTTATCTAATGGATTATAACCATTCTGAGTTGGTGGTGGATATCTATCCATAAAACTATTTGTTTTTTTAAATAATGGACGATTTAGAATTCTATTATGTAATTTATTATATAATGTTTCTTTTATATAGGATCTAGAAGATGATTCTTTTGTTTTAGGAGATTTAATATTTTCAAAATTATTAGATTTATCTAATTCTTCTAAATTTAAAGGTGGCACTATACATTTTTTTTTAGAAATAGTTTCTTTTAAATTATCTTTAATAGTATTTAATTTAGACATATAATTAGAACTAATTTCATCTTGCTTTTTTACAATAGTATCATAATTCTCATTTAATCTTTCACGAATATTCTTAAGATTATCACTAATTCGTGAGTGTTCCTCCTTAATTTTTCGAGTTTTATTTAATGTATTTTTTAATCGATTATCAGCATCCAACATAATTTTATCTATTTCTGCATCTTTTTCATTAATATCTTTTTCATCAATATTGTTAATTTCTGTATAATTTATAATATCATTATACTTTTCTATATCTGTATTTATATTAATTTCTATATCCTTTTCTATATCCTTTTCTATGATTGAATTTTCAATATCATCAATATCTAAAGTATTAGCCTTTGAAATTTCGACATCTTTTGCCTTTAAAATTTCGACATCGTCTTCAGATATATTTTCAGATGAATCAGATTTTTTAGCATTTTTTTTTAATAAATCCTTCATATCCTTCTTAGACATTACATAATCTATTCCTTGTTCTGCTAAACAATCTAAAATTTCTTCTATTTCATTATCTGTTAAATCAGCCATATTAATAAATTATATTATACACCTATATTTTAAATATATAATATAATATTAAAATACTTTATATTATTTAAAAACCCAAAAATCCTACTATTTTTTCAATAATACCCTTATTTTTTTCACAAGGTTCTATTTTATTATTTAAATTTACATCTATTATCTTATTAGTTTCTAATTTGGTTTCTATTTTGGTTTTATTTTCTGTTTCTGAGTCTGTAGCTGTATTTATTTCTTTTTCTGTTTCAATTGTTGTTTCAATTGTAGTTGTAATTATTTTATCTTTAATAATTGTGTCAATATTATTATTATTATTATTATTATTATTATTATTATTATTATTATTATTATTATTATTATTATTATTATTATTATTATTATTATTATTACATATTATGGGATTTGTTATATTATCTGATTTAACTGTTTCTTTAATAAATTCTTTCATTTCTTTATTTAAATTTTGTTGTGATCCATTAAATAAAAGGGTTCCTTCATGATCATAATGTTTACCATAAGATTTTTCTCCATTTAGCCACATACCTTGATATTGCATATTTCCATTTTTATAATACTGTATACCATTACCATTTTTTTTATTATCATTCCATTCACCTTGATATTCAGTTTTTCCATCTTCAAAATATAATTCACCAAAACCATGAAAAGCATCATTCAACCATTGACCATTATAAATCATATTATCATTTTTATATAAAATGCCTTCACCATTTTTTTTATCATATTTCCATTGTCCAGTATATACAATAGTATTCATATAATTAATAAAGTATTATAAATTCTAAATTATAATTTATTTAAATTTATGATATTATCAATTAGTTCTTTATGAATAAAATCAAATGAAATAACATTAATATTATCAAATTTAACTTTATTTTTATTATAAAATTCGAAAAATAGTAAATTGAAGGTTTTTATCCATGTTTTAATATCATAATAATCACAACAACAAAATGTTCCATAAAGTACTTCATTATATGTAGGTGTTAATATCCAATTAAAATCCATTAAAACATTATTATTTACATTTTTCAAACCGGACATTTGATTTATTACTTCTGTATTATTACATATAGAATTTGTAATGATATTATCATTTGTCCAACTACTATACACAAATAAGTTTGTATTATAAAACATATGATTTTGATAATCCATATAAATAATCATATTTTCATTTATATCAATAAATGTAGATAATGGCATATTTAAGATATTTGGATAATATTTAGGATAAATAATTTTATTATGAAATACATTATTTATAATGTTTGCCAGTTCATTAGCTTTTTCATTATTAATATTATCTCTACAAATAAATTTAACTACATAAATATCTCCATATTCTTCATTGAATTGTTGTAGTTGATTTATTAAATCTTCTAATTCATCAATAATAAATGTATGACTAGTATAAAATCTATTATTAATGTAACTAACATCTATATCTAACATACGAACACCACTAACTAATTGTTCATATATGGATAAATTTTGATTTAAAGTCCAATTTTTAATAACATTTGAAATAATTGGTATATTATATATAAAATCTAAATTAATTTTACTACAAGCACTGTTATGGGTTCCGGGCAAGGTTATATTATTTAAGGTTAAATCTGGATTTTTTTTGACTAGATTTGAAATCCAATTACTCATTATATATAATAATAATATAAAACTTTTATTTAGAAATTTAAATAGAAAACAAAAAAAATATATAAGTATTTTATATTTTACTTAAATATTTATTATATATATATATATATGAAATTTGTAATACATAAAGGTCTTGAGGGTTTTGCGGATAGATTACAAACATTATTAGCGGTTATAAAATATTCAATTAAAACGAATAGAATTTTAGTTATTGATTGGACTGATTATGAATGGTGTAATAATGATGAACAAGATTTTTATCATTATTTTCATTTTGAAAATTTAAAATATATGTCTTTAAAAGATTTTAAATTATTATATTCTATTTTTCAGAAAAATAACATAAATATAAGTACATACCCAAATATATGGCATAATAATTTATTTTATAAGTATACTGATTATCCAGAAGACAAATTTCATTTATTAGAAAATAATGGTATAATTGAAAATATTAGTTATGAGCAAATACCAGACTTTACTCAAGATATAATTGTTTATATTAATCAAGGTTATAGAAATTTTAATTATTATATATTTGATAAACATTTAAGACTCAATAAGATTGTAATAGATAAAATATATAGTACTAATTTTTATAAAAATATAATTGCAAAAAAAATTGAATATACATGTGTACATTTTAGATTAGGTGATCGACAAGTAAATGGTATATTAAGTAATAATTCTTTAGATAAGGTTAAATATATTGAAAACTTAGAATCTAAAATTAATTTTAATATAAAAAATATTTTACTTATAAGTGATAATAATTCTATTATAGAGTTATTTAAAACAAGAAATGCAAATAAAAATATTATAATTCATACTACAAATAATTATAAAGGACTTCCAAATGAAGACAAAATAGGTTTACATAAATTAAAAACCACTGATAAAGAAAAAATGAATATCGAAATGTTAATTGATTTTTATCTATTTTCTAAAGCTAATTATAAAGTTAACGATGGAATAAGTTTATTTAGTTCAATGTCATCTTATATAAGTTTTTCTATGTAAATATTAATAAATAGAATTTTAAATTAATCATTATCAGCATAAATTATTTTTTCAAAATATATTGAACCCTTATCTCCAAAATCATTTACATTAGGATTTCCCCATATTTCATAAAAATATGCATAATTCAAATGTGTAATCATAGTATTCCATGTTTTAAATTCTATTTCTTTAGTTGGATAAAATAATTTAAAATATTGTTTTGCTTTACTCCATAACTCATCACTTAAATAAGTTGTTTTATCTTTTTCACTTATTCTTATAATACAATCACCTATATCACTTCTACGGATTAAATTATTATTTACAATATTATTACCCCAAGGTATTTTATATCTACATAAACAACTACTATATTTAGTATTTATAAATTTTAATATATCACTTTTTTTTATATTAATTAAATCTCCACATAAACATATGCTATCACCATATACTGATAATGCTGTTATTAATGTACTTTTAACATATTCATCTTCAACTTTTAAAATATTAATATTTTTATTGTAATTTAATACATGATTTATTAATTTACTATTATTTTTATGAATTACTATAAATAAATTAGTATTTTCAATACTACATTCTTCAATTAAACTATCTATTAATGGTTTATTATTAAATAACTCTAAATGTCTATCTCTATTATGTTTAGGTGGACCAGCAGCTAATATAATAATATTCATAATTAAATATATATATGTATATATTTATAAATATTTATTTATAAATATTTATTTAGGAATATAAATAGATAATGAAACATATAACATATAATCATACTTCACATCTTAAGGGATATACAAAAAATGGAGCTATATTACAAGAAATATTATCTACTTTTATTATATCTTTAATTTTTAATATTAAAATAATATATCATGAAACATGGCATGAATGTTTATTTATAACAAAAAAATCATTTGATAAATATACTACTAAACCATTAGATAAATATGATTATATAATTAATATTACAGAATATTTAAAGTGGGATAGTATATCATTTAATGATTTAATGAATATAAAAAAAATAATAAAAGAAGCAAAAGAAAATACATTAATTATATTAAATAATGTTTGTTTAATTAATCCATCATATTTATATAAGTGGTATAAAGAAAAATTATTAGTAAAAAATTATTATAATGAATCATTTTTACCCCTATTAAGAAATTTATATTTCTATGATCATAATAATAAACAAATAGAACAATTTTATATTCATATTAGAAATGGTGATATAGGTAAAAGACATTATGATGAAGGATTGAATTTAGAATATTATACTTATATAATTAAATTAATTAATAATATTTCAAATATTAAAATAAATATTATGTATGAAGGAGAAAACAAAAAAAAAACAACCTTAGAGCATAAACATTGTTATACAAATAATAGACAAGGATATAATCATTTATGGGTAAGAAAATTAGGTGAATTACCTAATGTAATATTAAATGAAGGTGATTTAGATAATATAAATCAGCATATTAATGAATTATGTCGTGCTAAATATATATTACTTTCTCCAAGCACTTTTTCATATTATTCTGGAATGATATCAAATGGATTAAAATTTATTGATATTAAATCTATTAATAGATATCAAAATATACTTAAAAATACAATAGACTTACCAAACTTTATTGTGTATGATGATTTTAAAAATGTATTAAATTATTTGAATGCCTAATTGATATCCAGTATATAATATTTTAAATTTATTTTTATATATATTTAAAAATTTATCTATAAAATATTTAATAGGTCCTTCATTTGTAGTATTACCACCATAATCATCAAACCAAATTATACTATTTTTTTTTGTATATTTAAATGCATTAGAAATATCTTTTTCTAAATAATTTGGTTCATGACAACCATCTACATATATTATATCAAATATTATTATATTATTACTAAAAAAATCATCTGATGTCATTTTATTTTTTATTATTTTATTATAATTTTTACTTTTTTTTATATTTTCAATGAACATATTTTCTGTATTTTCATCAATACATTTTGTAGTTATACCTTTTACTGTTCCTGTTTTAAAATATGGATCTACACAATATAATTTGGAATCTTCGTGATTTAAATAAAAATCTGAGAAAAAACAAGAAGATAAACCTTCAAAATTACCAATTTCTAATATAATTAACTTTTTATTTATATCAATATATTTATACAATTCATTTTTTAATGAAATATTATTATGAAACCAATATTGTGTATATTTATAATTATCATAATTAAACTTCATATTAATAATTAAATATATATATGTATATATTTATATTTATAAATATTTATTTAGGAATATAAATAGATAATGAAACATATAACATATCATGATTTTTAAAAATATATTAAATTATTTGTTTTATTATTTAAAATAAATAATTTAATTTTTACATCATTTTATAGCCATTTAATTTCAAATTTAAATTTATCAAAAATAATTTTTTGAAGATAAATATTATCTAAATTATCTATAAATGTGCTACCATTACTTAAAGATAATGTGAATAATTCTAAACAATGTATATTATTATTATCATATACTTTATAGTTATAAGTTTGATTCATACTTTTAAAATTGGTTATAAGAAGAATACTAAAATTTTGAGTATATTTATTTAATTCAGTATATAAATATCTTATAGAAGATAAATTTATGTCTTTATTCTCATTATTTGTATTAAATATAATAAACATTTTATATTCTTTTTTTTTAAATAAAATATATAATCTATCAATACATCTTTTATAGTATTCATATATTTTTGGTTCTAATAGATTTTTATGTAAAAATATATTTTTACCATATTTTTCATGACTTTTACCATTATCTTTATAGTAATTTTTATTTAAAAATATCTCAAAAGTATTTTGTAAACAGTCTATTATTATATGATTTTTGCCATAATTATGTGTTCCATGCCATGAAAATATCCAATCAAAAGGATAAGAACAATTTTTTAATTTATTATCTTTTAAAAATTGTGCTGTATGACATTGTTTACCTAATGAAATAACATAATTTATTTTCTTGCATTCAATTAATTTTAAATCATTTTGATCTTTTATTTCATTTCTTTTTTTTTTCATTTCTCTAAGAATACTTAATGATACAAATTTAAATCCATTAAAATAAAAATGGTTCTCTGGATTATAAATTATATCGTCTTTTGTTTTTGTATAATAAGATAACCATATACCATTATGATTTTCAATATTTTCTATATTTAATATATTATCATTTTTATGTAAGTAATCTATATCTTTTGCATTTCTTAAACCATACATTTCCATTATTACACTAGAAGTTACACAATAATCATCATTACTATTTTCTAGTTTATTAAAATATTTTTTTAATGTAATTTTTGTTTGTTCTGATAAATCATTAGTTCCATTATTCAAAAAATCTATTGAATTTTCATTCAATAATGAACTAGCAATTCTAAATGTATCGTCACTATAATCACTCATATGTAAAGAATGTTTTCCTAAATTATATAATTCTCTACAGCCATTTTTTAGTTCAACTAATTTATCTAAATCATAAATATGTATTAAATATAAGTTTATAGGATTAATTCCTTTACATACATTATATTTTCCACCTGGATTTATACCATTTGGAAATAATCCACCAATCCATTCTTCATTTCTATATAATTCTTTTATTAAATTATTTATACCATTATCATTTAATTTTACTGATTTTTTATAATATAGATATCCATAATTTTTTATTATTTTTTCTAAAATATCCCATTTATTATTTATATTTGGATAAGTTACCATTACTCTCATATTTTTATCTAATTTAGTAAATTCTAATGCCATTGTATCACTATATAATCTATCTAAATTCATACAATTACCTTTTTTATGAATATTTTTGTGATATGTTTCATAATTAACTCTATTTATAAAAAAATCAAAATTATATGATAATGAACCTTCCGCATTTTGATATTTAAAAAATTTATCTATTTTATAATAAAAACTTGTCATTAATCTATGAGAACCATTTATTAATATATTATTTACACCTAATTCTATACATTTTTGTTCATCAAAACCATTTTTTTTCATATTTTCTATCAAAAAATCAAAATTTCTATAAAAATCCTCAATTTTTGTTTTTGTTCCCGGATATTCCCAACAATTATTCATAGTTTCTATATGTTTTTTATATAAAATTTTATAAAAATCACTATTTATATTTTTTTCTTTATATTTTATATATAAATATTTTGCAATTAAATCAAATCTTGTATAATATATCTTATCCATTACATACATTTATATAAATAATTCTAAATATCTAATTAATAACAATTATTATATTTAAGTAAATCATAATGTTTTATATCGTATTTATTAATAACATCTTTATAATTATAAATATCTTTTTTATAACCTAACTCTTCAGCTTGTCTTAATTTTGTTGTCTTATCTAATTTTTTTACTGCTCTCATTGGATTTCCTGAATAAAAAGTCCATGGTTCAGTATCCTTATTTACAAATGAATTTGCAGAAATTATGGAACCTTCTGCTATTTCTATACCAGATAAAATTGTTGTATTAAATCCAATTGATACAAAATCATGAATAATTATTGGTTTAATTATATTAGATTGAATATTTCTAGGTATTACAGGCGATGAAATTATATTATCTGATAAAAAATTGGATGAACCCGGACATAAATTACAACCAGCGGCTAATCCACTAAAATTTCCTATATATAAATAACTATCAGCACCGCCAATAATATTTATATTTGCTGATAGGTGAACATAATTTCTACATATTAAATTTGAAGCACAATAAATAAATGGATCTAATGCTATATGATCATCTAATATTATTTTTCTTTTAAAAATAGAATTACTAGATATATAAATATCTTTATTTTCATAATTATTTTTTTTTAATAATTCTATATCATTAGTATCCTTCATATTTTTATTATTTATTATTTATTATTTATTATTTATTATAATACATATTTTTAAATAATTTTATAACAAAAATAAAAATAAAATAAAAATAAAATGAAAATATCTATTAGAATAAAAA